GGCTAGATGTTGAGGATTGGTTGTTAACCGAAAAGCCACACGAATGGGAAGACTGCGATTTCACTCATTATTATACCGCAGGCGTAAATAAAGTCTTTGACGTAAAAGACGTTGGTCCACAAAAATGTGACATTGATGCCTGGATTCATGATATGAGCAAGTATGCTAGACCAGCATCATCAGGTGGAGTACCAACGAAAATGCGTTTTAAGGCTACTGTTATCAGAGACGGAGAAATCGTAGAAAAGGAGGTGAAACCGGACAAAAGCAAGTGGTCCGCTCTTCTCTCCATGACCGAAGGGGAAATTAAGAACATTATGACAGTTCCACGAGCCAAGTATCACCTTACCTGCTTTCCGAAAGAAGAGGCTGGCAAAATTAGGTCGGTGATCAATGGAGATATGAATCTTTACCTCCCCATGCTGTGGTTAGTCCAGCTCACAGAAAATGTTCTGAAACACAATAAGGATGCCGTTTTGTTTCTTGAGACAGAAGATAGAATTGCAATGGTACGAGAAATTCTGTCATGGACATCAGGAGGTGGGATCAACGCTCCCATGGATCAAGGCTCATTCGACCATGCCCAATCTATGCCTATGATTCTGACATTCATCAAGATATGGGTCGAAACCTTGCACAGATACTACTCTAATGAAGACATCTTACGAGTTGGTGAATTGGTGACTTATGCAGTACAGAACTCATATGTTTCATGGGGTGGCAAAAGTGCAAAGGTTATTAATGGAATACCCAGTGGTTGGGCAGCCACAGCTCTTGCTGATCTTGTACTCAATCAGGCAACTTTTAATGCTGTGATAACAAGAGCTAGAGAACTTGGCTTTTCAACCTGGTTCATAGGCAAATTTCTGGGTGATGACAGCTCAACTTACCAAAGAGGATATGTTGAATGTGCTATAGTTTGGTGGCTTTACACTGCTGCCGGTTTTGATGTAAACATTAGCAAATTCTTTCTATCCCCAGATCATAATGAGTTTTTGAGAATGGTTTACACGCCGAAAGGGGTCATAGGTTACCCAGCTCGAATAATTGCAAATCTATTGTGGCGTAAACCTTGGTTAGATAAACAGCCAGAAACAGAATCAGCAGGTGAACAAGTTTGTGTCGCTTGGTTGAAACTTTTATCTCGAGGTGCCCCTATCCAAAAAGTTCTGGACCACATGAGAAACGATTTAATGGGTTACTTCCAAAAAGACCAAAAAGCGGTAGACGACTTCCTTAATTATATGACCGCTCCAACCTGGCAAGGAGGCCGGTTTTGGGGAGCAGATGTACC